CATAGTCAATGAATGATCTCAATTGCCATGTTCTTTGTTTCAGTTCTGACATGATAGATTCAACAACAGAAACCGTTTCATCATGGTATACTTTCTTTTCAAGTAACTTGATCAAGTCTTTGTCTGCTTCAAGATATGTGGTAATATCCGATTTCAAAGCAAACTGAAATGGTTCCCAACCGTATTGTTCCAGTTCCTCTTGAGATAATTTACCAGTGAAGTATTCCCACTTGATCTTACGCATACGTAGATAATCAAAGTGTGCCTTCTTGGAAGCTATTTTGTGTTTGGTGAGAATGCCAAGATACTTACTATGAATTGTAGGTATTCTGATTAGTTCTTTGCTGGGTTCGGTCTGGTCAATGACAGCATCCGATTCCCACAGTTTTAATATTTGTTCAAGTGTTTCCATAATCGTTTCACAAATCTCATTTTTACTTTATAAATCAAGAGCTTACGCTCAATTAATCGTTTCAAAACATTATAAAGGATATCTATTAAATTGTCAAGTACTTATATGATTGATACCTAAAAGTTGCATCACAAGTTACTATAGTATCCGCAGATAGTCTGGTATCAAAATTGATATTCGACATTGTTAAGGGAAAAACGTTTGTAAATTCAATTCTTAAAATTGGATTATTCAAAGCACTTAAAATAGTTAGTGTTGCATCCGAAAATTGTTTCTGTTGTTGCAACTCACGATTTGGTGATCTTCCACCAAAACCATCTGGATCGGCAATAGAAATAAACCAATCATATAGATTTTTCCATGATTGCAGTTCTTCATCTATTATAAAAGAAATATCCAGTGGATCATATTTTAATTTTGTACCAGGAGAATACATGTCCAAAAATGGCGTAACTCTATCTACTTCACCTAAAGTGATAGTTGGTATATTAACTGATTGGCAAAAATATTGTGTGGTTTCAATTCTACTAAATGTCAACAAGAACTTTGTTGGTTGTAATAGATTTGTGTTTTCTGGATTTCTGTTCAGTGCGCTCATTTATATCTCCTTACTAGGTATTTAGGAGCCATAAAAAAAGGGAGCCGAAGCTCCCTTTTGAAGTGTCACTCTTAAAGGTGACTTACTGATTACATCAGGTTTTTCACTTGGAAAATTCTGTAGTAAACGTTGCTACGTGCATTCAGAGCACCGTTGCCAGTTGTCAGACCTGTTGCGAATGGGTTTGCAACCATTCCGTAACGTGTCTTGAATCCAATCTTTGGTTGGAATGTGTACTGGTCAACTGCACGAACCATTTGCAGAGGAACGTATGGGCAATAGAACAGGCCTGCGTCATAAGGAGAAGAACCCTTATAACCAACTGTGACCAATTCTTGGTTTGATGTGTATCCACCGAAGTATGGGTCGATGTAGACCTTAATACGACCATGTAACAGACCAGCAAAAGTATTGCCAGTGTCGTCAACTTGCAGGTCAGCTTGCAGAGCAGGTGTATATTGCAGAACACCAGCCATAGCCATAGCGGAAGCAACGTCTGAAGAAACGATCAGAACGTTGCCTTTGCCTCTACGAGTCTGCTTGGCGATGACGTTAGCATCACGTTCGATTTGGAAGATCAGACCCTTAAAACGCTCAACAGACCAACGACCGTTAGAGTCGGTGTCTAAGTCGAACACACCAGCGGTTGTTGTACCATACTGAGCACCGTTAACAGCGCAAGTATAGATAGTACGGATAACTTCACGGTTGATCTCAGCTAAGATTTCTGTAGACAGAATGTTTGACAATTCTGTTTCAGCATCCAGACCATGAATTGCTTTCAAGTCTTGAGCGAGTTCAAGTGAGTACTCAGCCTTCAGAGCGCGAGATTGAGCGGTAACAGTAACCTTCTCGATGCTGAATGCCATCTGGTTGAACATACCTGTGTCAGTGTCTGCACCCAGACCTTCTGCACGTGATGTTGTCATGCCGATACCAGTTGTGTAACTGTTGGCGGTGAAGTCTGCAACAGAGTTTGTTCTAACGTCTGTTGTGTTGTTACCACGGAAGCCGTACAGGTTACCAGAAGAACCAGCACCTGAGAACAGTGTGTTGGCTTCATTGAAGAAGGCTTCGTTTGTATTGGAAGGACCGCCAGACTGTGTGTCGTAACGAGCGCGCATTGCAAAGATCAGTCCTGTAGGACCAGTCATTGGCTGAACGCCAGCAACATCATAAGCAATCAGATTAGGCAGAGCCCGACGAACCAAACTAATTAAGATTGGGTCGTAATTAGAAATGCCAGAACCTGTAGCATTCACTGGTGTAGACGAATAGGTTGTCTCATTCAGTTGTGATGCGGATTCGTGCATAGCTAATTGTTGGTTTTCCAACACTAATGCAGTAACGGCCTTTTTATATGGATCCTTGATAGACTCCAATTCTGGATGTTCCAGAACAGGTTGCCATTTTTTTTGTAATTCTTCGGATAGAAACATTGAGTTCTCCTTGTGAGTTTCTAATATTGGTAAATTTTATTTAGCCAAAGATTTTGAGATTGTTTTTGCATACATGTTAATCGTTGGATCGGAAGAAGCTTGTGGCTTCTTTTCATCTTCGATCTCCACTTCTTCGTTCAAAGCAGAACTATCTGCTGACTTAACTTTTGAACTGAAATATGATTGTCTCAGTGTAACAAGTTTGTCTGCAAATTCTTCGTCTGTGGAGAAATCAACACTCTCTGCAAGTTGTTTCATTTTTTCCACTTGAGTCTGCGTTAGGCCCTCACATACTGCATGTATAGCCTCATTCTTTTTGTGTTCGTTCAATTCTTTTTTCAACTTAACAGCAGATTCGATCTGTTCGTTGATTGTAGATTCCAGTTCTTCAACTTTGTTTGTCAATTCTTCGACAACATCCACTTTTTCTTCTGGAATATCAATGTAGTGTTCTTTAAACAGGTTGTGCAGCCCACTGATGAAATCTTCAACGATTTCGGCACGCAGACCTTTTTCGATAGCCAGTTGGTTATCTTTAACCCATTCTTCTGCCATGTAATTGATGTAGTCATCTAACTTTGTTGCCAGTTCGTCTTTGACTTCTTCAACAGCCAGTTCGAACTCTTCGTACAGAGCTTCTTCAACTTCTTCAACGATTGCATGTGAACGTGCAATAACGGCAGCTTCAAAAATTGTTTGTGCTTTCTCTTTGAATTCTTCAGAGAGATTTTCGCCAGAAAGAAGTGCATCAACGTCAGCGTCCATGTCTTCTTTCATTTTTTGTTTTTTCATCATCTTCTTAATCATTGCTTTGTCTTGAGCTTCGTCCTCATGACCTTCTTTTTCTTTCCCATGTTCAGCTTCTGCAATAACTTCTGAATCAACTTCAGCTTCTTCTGGAACTGCGTGAAATACTGCGCCAGGATTCGATTGCATTGTTTGTGTAGCTAAACGAGCTTTAACGCGATCACGGATTGAAGCATATTCTGTTGCATCAGCTTGTGGTGTGCTTGTCAAATCTTTACGACCATCTGTCTCTGCTGGGCCAGATAGTTTTGTACCAGGCTGAGCACCAACGGGTGGTGTGGCGCCAGGAGGTGTAGCTGTTGGTGTGCCTTTTGTATAGTCTGGTTTGTCGTCGTCTTGTTTATCAACGACACCAGCAACTTCGCCAGCTTCTTTTGTGCCATAAGCAACAGCTGGGTTCAGTTTTTGTGGCGCATCTTGACCGCTGGCTTTTGCTGATACATTACCATGCAAAATGTCTTTAGCGGCTTCTGTCAGATTAAATTTTCCCATTTTGAGAATCTCCTTGATTTTATATTGGATATTTATAATTAAAGTTTTTTGATGAAGTTTTCGAATATTTGTAAACTAACTTTTTCGATATCTTTACGAGAAGCCTTTTTAATTAACTTCTGTGATTCTTCGATATGTTGTTCTGTCCAAATGCCGTTAACATACATCCATTCTTTACCTTCCATAATGCCTTGAACAAAAGCTCCAGGCGCAGAAGGATCTGCTACAATATCTGCCGCTGTGGCCAGATGAAAGTCGTCTTGAACTATATTGATACCATTGACAGCTTTCAAAGAACCCATACCGCGTGATGACACACCTAACTGTGCGCCACCTTCAATAAGATTCTTTGCAATGTTGCCCATTGGTGTTTCAAGAATTTTAGCTTTGCCTATCCAATCATTACCTTCTTGGCGTAAACCCACGATTAAGTGAGAAACGCGGTCGAGGTTAATTGAAGGTGTATCTGGATGTCCCAGTTCACCAAAGGCACGATTTTTATTGATGTATTCTTCTGTATAACGAGAAACTTCTTTACGCATTGTTTCTTCTTTATACATACGTCCATTTTTATTTGTTTTTTCAGAAACAAGGAAAGGACCCTCAATGAAAAGGGTTTTCTTTCCATCTTTTTCTTCTGTTAAATAATTTACAGACTCCACTATTTCTTTAATGAGTTTCATTTTCTGCCTTATCTTGGTGTAATATCGTAAGGATAGTAATTGAATGCTGCTGGATCATTGAACTGGCCGCGCTGGTAGTATTCGTTTTCTTTACGTAGTTCAAGAATGATAGTGTAAGTTGAGTTTGCGACTTGACCTCTTGTTACTATACCAATGTCTCCATTGTTGAACGCTGTTTTATCGGTATTTCTGATAGTAATCCAATTGCCACCTGCATCATATTCACCATTACCTTGCAAGAACATAATTGGAACACCTGCATTTGCTAATGCACTCGCGGTGTTTGACCAATATATTTGAACATCTCCTGTTCCAGTATATGTATCATACCATACACGATTAACATTTAAACCGTAATATGATAAGGTTGTATTTGCTGAACCGCCTTGAGAATTTGCAACCAAATAACCATTTGTTGCTAGAGCACCATAAAGTGTGTTTGCAGCAATTCTTGCGGTATTGTTTTCTTGTCCAGACCCATCGAATTCCGCTGTCAATTTAATAACTGCAAATTGTGTGTCATCTTTTAGGACTTGATAAGAATATTTGTTAGCCATTTTTTATCCCTGAAATTATTTTAGGTATTTAAGCGTTTTCAACGGCATCTTCCGAATCTTCTGACTCTTTTGGTGCAATTAATGTTTTTGCAATAGTTTGTTTGTGTGAATCGATATGTGCCATTACTCTATCTTGAATGGCAGAATACAATGCATCACGCATATTCTTTGCGTCACCTTCATCTGCAAAATCAACTATAGTTCTTGTTACTTCGTTCATGGTCTTCTCCTTATAATATACGTTTCAATTTAGTGAATGTGGCATTTTCCAAACTCAAGTCGGATCTAGAATTTGTTTGTTTCTTTTTGTCGCTTGAACTATTGATCGCCGGTGCTTGTTGTTCAGGTTGTTGCGCTTGCATATCTTGCTGTATCTCAGCCTGACCTTGAGCCATTTGCAACTGTTGCTGAGTCTGAATGTCTCCAGACATTTGTTGCTGTGCAACAGAGTTTGTTACCTCAACTGGTAAACCTAAACCTTGTTCTTTTTCAAGATCGATTTGTTTCTGCATATCTTCAATCTCATCATCAGTTAGGCGCAACACATTCTGTTGAATCCATTTTTGTGAGAAATAACGACCAGTATAAGGATCTACAGAAGACAATAATGAAAGTCTTTCTCTCATTAATTCTGCGTCTTTGAGTTCAGTGAAGTTGTTGTCCTGTATAAAGTCAAAATAGATACTTTCTTTGAATGTGTCCCATTCTTCTGCACTACAAATTCCTTTAAGTACACATTGCACACGCATTGCTTGATCAAAAACATCCGAAAACTTGTTACGCATACGAGCAACAAACTTAGAAAATTTAATTTCATCTCTTGTAATTTCTGATGAACGACCCAAAGAGAAAGTTTGATTTGTTTCCAATCTAGAAACTGGAACACTCAATGCGCCATACAACTTCTTTTGAAAGTATTTAACATCTTCCAATTCACCCAGGTTTTGACCACCAGGCAGTGTAGTGATTTCTGTGCCTTTGCCGCCTTCTCTGCGTGGCAACCAGAAGTCTTCCATCATTGATAAGAACTTTCTGTCATCACGAATTTCACCAGTGTTTGCATCATATACAAGTTTGTTCTTGTATTTGACCATAATGTCACGCAGATATTGTTCTGCCTTTAACTTTGGCAAGTTGCCTACGTCGATGTAGAAGATACGGCGTTCTGGTGCTCTTGAGATGCGGTAAATAACTGTTGCGTCTTCAATCATTCGCAACTGGTTTAAAGGTTTAATTGCTTTATGCAGATAACTTAATACCACTGCACGCCGTGAATCCATTAGGCCCGAGACTACTGAGATGATAGAGTCTGTCGTGATTCTAACACCGACTGGACCATAGTTGGAAGAACTTCCGGTAACAACCTTGTCATTGTAAAGGTAATACTCATTGACTGTTGTCATCACCTCTGCACCAGTTCTCTCATCTTTTTGTTTTTTGATTTCACGAACTTTGCGTATTTTTCGAGGATCAATATAACGCAATTCTTTAATACCTTCAGCAGGATTTGTTTTGTCGATGATTATGTGATAATACATTCTACCATCAATATAATATCTGCGGAAGATATCGTGAGCCATGTTGTTGTAGTTCATCAATTTTAAAATTGTATGAAACTCTTCTCTCAAAGCTTTTTTAATTTTTTCTGGTTGTTTTAGATTGTCTAAGATAATATTAATAATTTTACCGTCGTCGTCTTGTACAATGGCTTCATTAACTATGTCATCGATTGCAGATTCAATTTCTGGTTGCATTGACATTTCACGGTATCTGGAAATTAATTCTACTTCATTTTTTGCAGTACCGTCCAAGTCAACATATGTACCATAATATGCAGCTGAAGAAATAGTTAATGCGCCATCATCTGCGGCCGGAGGCGCAAACGATTGTTGAGCAAGATCATCTTGCTCTTTTTTATCACGCGAGATTGTAAATCCGAAAAGTGAAAATTTATTTGTATCGGCCATATTTCTTTAAAATTAATAATAAAATCAATAAAACATAAATGGAGGAGCCAAAAGGCTCCTCCGCTTAATTCAAACTAAAAACACCATTAAACTACACTGGTGTTGAATTGGTTTCCCAATACTGATAAGCAAATGTTACCGTGAATTCTTCAATAGCATCATTAGAACCCCAATCCAAATCGATTGCAGATATGTCAATTGGGAAAAGTCCAACAAAGTTATAATTCTTTATGGCATCTCCTGTTTTGCCATACTGCACAACATTCGCGTCAGTTGTGTAACCACCAACTGTTGTTGATG